AAAATAACGAACGCTAACATCATTTGGGAAGAATGTATATGGTGGAACGCCAAATGTGTATAGAGTCATTGAATTATCTGGCTCTACAGGTGTTTGTGGATATAAATCAGGAACGCCTTCAATTAATCTGAATTGTCTTTCTGGTGACAATACAAGACGATCTGCTCTCGGTACATAGTATGAATAAGTTGATTGTAGATATTGATCTTCTTTTGGTAATGCAGCACCACTTAGTGTAAAATCAGGTGATGTACTTGATGCGTTTGTACGAATTGGACGGAAATCAATACAATCTCTTAAAGCATATACTTGACCATCAGTTGGGCTAGTATAGCTAGGAATCTTTGCATATCTAATGGTACTATTAGCACCTAAGTTAGTATCTGTATAAGAATCAACAGAAAGATAACCAGATCCACTATGTGTGAAGTAATTAAACAATACAAGAATCTGTCCTGTAGGTGGTGTTGCACCTTGATTCAATACAATACCGCCATGATCATAGAATGTATCTCTTTGTCCATCATCTAATGTATAACGATATGTAATATCTTTTGCAGTATTTGTCAAATCTGCTGTCACTACAGCAACAGCACTATTTCCTGAATCAATAACTTTGAATGATGACTTTCTTGTTGATCCATCTGGCTTTGTTATGGTAAAATATCCATAATTTTCTTCAAACTTGCCATCTAGCTTATAAACGTCTGAAACATAAAGAACATCAGTATTTCCTGGAACTTTATTAGGTGAACTAATAGCAACTTGTCCATTAGCTGTATAAATTGTTGTACTGCTAATAGTGGTTCCACCAGATACAGCAACATTAGTTGTATTTGCAAGATTTAATGCTTTTGTTTTTGGTGAAGATGCTGAATAATCAACTGTTGCAATAATATCAACAGAAGTAAATTGATTATTACCTAAATTAATAGCAGCTTGTGTGGATCCAGTTACAGTTACAGTTCTTCCTGTTGCAGCAACAAGAGGTACTATTGAATTAGCAGCTAATCCAGCAGCAGCAGTCTTTGTAACAACAATAAAGTGTTCAACTCTATCAATATCAGCAAGAGAACCATTACCGACAAAATGATCAGATGCAGATCCTGTATTGATTGTTACAACATTAGATACAGGTGACTGTGATGTGAATACTTTTCTTCCACGATAACTTTGATTTGTCATTCCATAAGAAACAAAGCTTTGTGGAATCTTGAATAATAATTTATTATAGTTTGTATCTGAAAGATATGCATTATTTGCCGCATCTTTGTTTGAGCTACTTACATCAGCATTTGCTGTAAATGTTGTTGGTGTTCCAACTGTAGCTACAACAATAGAATTTACATTAAGAATACTTCCAGATGTAAATCTCAAATCTGAGAGATAAACATCATAGGTATATGTATTGCTTAATTGTGTATTAGAAGCAGTTACATAATCAATCTGATTAACTCTTGCTGTACCGATTTTTGTGGAATTGTATGTTGTTGAATTAGTTTTAGTAATACTATTAGCAACAACATTATGTAAATCAACAATCTGAACAGTTGACACATTGAATAGACCAGATACGCTATTGGCTACAAAATAGTTTCCAAAAGTGGTTGAGATATCATAATTGGAAACATTTTGTGTGGTTCTTGCTCTGTCAACTGTAATATTTGTAGGAGCAATTGTTTCAAATTCATAACCGTTTATATAAGCTTTACCAGCAGATAATGATGCAGTAAATAGTTGTGTATTTGATGTTTGACCTGGATCTGGTACATGATCTTTTAGGTTAATTGTAAATGGTTTTACTGTAAAGTTACCTGATTGATCATAAGTTCTACGGGCAAGAGTTTTTTCTAGATCAGCATAACTTGGATAGATAACAGACTTTGTTAATACACCATCTTCAACTCTTGCTAGTTCAACAAACTTTGTATCATCGGTTGATGTTAATGATCTTTTGTCAAGAGTAGCATTAATTTTGTATCGTGTAGCCCCAGGTGCTTGATAATTTGATGATTCTAGTGCTGGATCCAATAATGAAACATCTTCTGTTTCTGTAACAATTTCATCAGTAATGGTTAAACCAACTCTGTATGAAGGATTGCCACTGAATGTATCAAGAACAATAGTTTGTGCATCTACTTTGACAAAATAACCATCAATATAATAGATTCCGTCATTGATACTGAAACAGCTTGAATTTCCAGTTTGATTTGAAGCTGCTGTTATTGCTGTATTTGTTGTTGTTTCTAATGTATATACATTTGCAGTTGTTCCAAATGTAAATGAATTTGATGTGGTAGTTGTTGTATATTGAATAACTAAAGTTGGTCCATTTGCTGTATCAGTATCATCAACTGCTAATACTTTAGCAATACCGCCACGATATGTATATCCTGTATCATTTGTAATAATCTTGCCATTAAAATTATTTGCACTGATAGTATTATTATTTGCATCTAATGTCTTTAATTTTAAAAACTTAACTGAATTTGAATATGTTAATTCACCACCAGTTACAAGAGATCCATTTTTAAAGATGTTATCTCCAAAACGACTTACTTGATTCTGAAGAATTGTTTGAAGCTGTGTTAATTCACGCGCTTGTACTGCATATCCTGGACGAAATAGAATTCTAAGGAATTTCTTCGCTTCATCAAAATCATCATAATATGGATTGATATTAAAATCTTTAAGTGCCATTTTAATCCTTAAAATTTAAAGACAAGTCTAATATTTTCTGACTGACCATCAACTCTTTGTACTTTTGAAACATTCTCTGCATATATAATATCACCCGCATATGGCTGAAACTCAGGATTTGTATAAGATACAACAAATCTTGCTACACCAGATGTTTCACCATTCAATGTACGACCAACAGAAGGCGTACCTCTAACATTAGTCAATTTCACTCTATCCGCTAAAGAATCTACTACAAATCCACTAAAAGTCGGACTACTCAATGTTCCTTGATATACAAACTCATTCAATGAATAATCAGATCCATACGAAATATAAACATCAGTTGTCTGCGAAATAACCGTATTTGCTACCGATACTGTTTCTTCTGTAGTTTCATTATATTTATATGGGTTTATTAATACTGCATATGTTCCAAAATTAGTATTGGCTGAAATAAGACCGCCTTCTGACGTATCATTTTCACCAATAATGATAGAAATCATAACATTATTTGCAGCTAATTCTTGTGCTGGATTGTATGCATGACCAAACTTTGGCGGTAAAACTGCTCTAGCTGTAGCAGAAGATCCAGTTCCATAAACATACACATTAGCATAACTATATCCAGAACCTGGATTATTAACATCAATTCTGCTTATACCATTTGATGAAATCACAGAAGTAGCACTAGCTGGAACACCATCACCATCAATCTTTACGCGAGTCTGGAAATTTAATTGGCCACTGCCTGAAGTAGCAGTTGGTGTAGATAATGTTATAGCCCCATATGGTAAAGAAACATCAGTTACATAAGTTCCTGAAGAGATTCCGTTACCTGTAACATACATATTGACAACATTGGTCAATGTAAATCCATTTGCTGTCAAATTATATGTATTTGATAGCTGAATTGATGAATTTCCTGCTGGAAAAGAAATAGGTGTGACATTAATTCCATCGGTATAACTATTACCAGCATTAGTTACAATAATAGATGAAATAATACCTTCAACAACACCTTCAGTATTTACTGTAAAATCTGTTTGGCTTGTTGAATAAGGTACTGGCATCCAATCATTGTTCAAGAATTTATTAGATTGTTTGACATTGTACATATATTGCCAAACATAATTATCTGTGGAAGTATGAATTCTTCCGTTTGATGATGTATAAGTTCCTGTTGGTTCTATTGTACTATTAGCGCCATTATTGTTTGAAAGACACTTATAAACATCATAATTTGAAGTCATGACATACATCTGCTTCAAATTCTGGGTTGTATTTGCTGTGAAAAGTGTGGAATAATCTACTGTATCATCGTAAGAAATATATTTGGTATTACCAGTCCAATTTACACGAGGAATTACTAACTGTACGTCATTTCCTGTGATTCTTTTACCACCGATCATGTTATCCCAAATAGTCTTTTCTGTCGCAATAGTATCTACTATTGCATTGGCTGTAGCATTGGATGTTACATGATCAGCTATGATTACATAGCCAAGTGTTGCTGGTTCTGGTTCATAGAATGATTCTTTGAACTGTTGAGCAGCGTTATATGACGATTTATATGATTTGTATGATGTTCCCATAGACTCTATTTATACGTTACAATACAATTAATCTGACGCCAGAATCATTAGCTGTAAAGACAGAAGTTACAGCAATATTGGTATTATTGATGATACTTCCAACAACACGAATCACATTATTTACATCAATTGTGCTTCCTACAGTTACAATTCCTAGAGAATTGGCCACATTGAATTTTGTATTAGTTCCAGTAATGTAAATTGAATTATTTGTTACACTGACAGATCCAGCCACAGTCTTGGATATTGAAACATTAGCATAAGATGTGGTTTCTGATAATGTTGCATCTATCAAATATCTACCAAAAATTGAAAATCCTGCTGGATGTGCTAATGTCTTTAATGTCTGTTTATATTGATCAAACGGTACTTTAGATTTAATCAAATATGAGAAATCATGATATATAATACCTTCTTGGATCCTAATAGAATTATCTGAAATAATACCATCAGAATTCTTATATCTTCCTTTTAATACACTATATGACGGAATCAAAGATGCTAAAGCTGTTGCAGTTCCATCACCTTTTCCTGTCAAATCTAAAACAGGTGCGCTTCTATATCCCGAACCTTGTGAAAGAATTGACAATGTTTTGATCTGGCCAGGTTGTGTTGCTGAACTTGTATCAAAGCTTTCACCATCACCCATTAAACAACGAACAGTTAGATTAGCACCAGTTCCTGATACTGTTGTTATAGTAATTGATGGGAAATTAGTATTTGCATATCCATATCCACCATTAACATTGACATGAACAATAGAATTAGCGTTTGAGGTATTAACAGAAGCAACTGTTCCCGTTGCACCAAAACCAACAGTTCCTGGCGCGTTTGTGAATACTAACACATCACCATTTGCATATCCAGTTCCTGGATTATTAATATCTACTCTTCCTAAAATACCTAATGGTAAGAAAGGAACATGAACTGAAGTATTTCCAACAGCATTTAAAACAGGTTTTGATGGGAATGTAACATTAGAAACTATAATAGATACATTAACAATCGGACCAACTGTATATACAACACTGTGAAGAGTATTTGCTAATGTAGCAGTCATATTAGCTGTTGCATTAGATACAAATACTGGCAGTCCTGAAGAAGTATTTACATATACTGTATTTGCAATATTAATGGATGCGCTATTAGCAATAGTATCGGTATATAGTGTCAGACTATTTGCTGAATTAGCACCAGAAATATCCGTATTGGACACTATCACTTTGAATGAAGCATTTGAAACGCCTGGTGCCAGTATTTCATCAAAGTTCATGAATCCAGCACCGCCAAAGATAACACTTACATTATCAATAGTTCCTTGGTATATGTCACCTACAACGACAACGCCTGCTGTTGTAAAATTACCACCAGAAAGAGTAACTGGATCACCAACATTATAAGAAGCACCGCCGCTAGTCAATGTTACTTCAAGAACTGAAAGACCACTCATGTATAATTCTATGACTGTGGATCCGTCAGGTGCTACTATGCTTGTATTTAAAACTTCTGCTGTAACGAAGTCACCTGATTTTGTTTTTTCAACAATAATCATTTCAATAGCATTTTGACCTCTGAAATAGCCGTATTCTGCTCTTTCAATTACTGCTGTGGCTCCAGAAAGAGTTCCAGTAATACCTCTATTTGTCAAGTAATCTGTATCAAAAGTATTATAATAAACTTTAACAATATCTCCTGATGTAAGAATGCCAGTATCAAAAGTTATTTTTTGGTATTCTTTTTGAACGGAGAAACCTGTTGTTCGTAAAACATCATTAATATAGACTGTTATATCAGTTAGCGAACATTGTTGGGCCAGATAGAATGATCTATTTGTGGAATAGGTATATTTTGAATAAACTGATGGAACTGCACGAAGTATGTTTTCAATAACCCATTTACCGTCAGATGCTCTTAGAATGCTATTTCGTGGACTTAATAGTTCTATATCTTTACCGTATAATAGGTTGAAAAGATATTTAAATGAATTTGCGCTACCTTTGGCCTTATACAAAGGCATTATATTTTTGATTAGGAAAGCTGGATCTACATCATTATTTTTAGGGAAAAGAGTGGCAAAGTCATTAAAGAATTGATCTTGAAACATATCAATGGATAGGTCAACATCTTTGATATATCTGATATTTTTTGATTGGGTAATAAGATCGTTTTGTTCACCTGTTTGTAGATTTTCAAGAAATTCGTAATATGCTTCAAGAAAGCGAACAAATAGAGGATAATCATCCTGAATGAAACCAGGAAGTTGTTTGCTTACAACAAGTGATGTTTTATTGTTTGTCATTAAATTTCTGTTAGGATAACTTCAATTGAAGTTGTATCATTATCATCAATAGTTAAAATTTGATTTCTTGTGGATTTTAAATAATGTTCAGCAGATTCAATATTGATATTTAATGTATTACTTGAACTAGTAGTATTTGCTATATTTAAGTTATTAAGAACAATAATACCGTTTGTATAATCAATGGTTCCTGCTGCAGGATCCACAACTTGTTTTTTAAGATTTGAATCAAAATAATATGTTTCTAATATACCCGTTTGTGCTGTTATAACGGCTATTGCAGCACCTAATTTACCATTTCCGCTTATTGTAACTTCTGCTCTTGTATATCCAATACCTCTATCGGTAACATTAATTTCGGTAATTTTTCCATTAACAATAGTTGCTACTGCTGTGGCTCCCGAACCATCGCCAGTTATTGTTACTGTAGGAATTTCTGTGTATCCATAACCTGGATTAGTTATAGTAATTTTTTCTATACCTGTATATGAATTAGGAACTTCTTCTAGATTAACTAATCTTTGGGTATTACCTGCATCTAGAACATAAAATTCATCACTTTGTAATTGACTATCAATACCGCCTCTTAATAGTTTATTACCAAATTGGATTGTATATGTTCTTTTTACATTGAATGTTGGATCTATCTTTTTTGATAATCTTACATTGATATCACAAGAAACGATAGATTTATCAATCGCAAGTATGTTTTGAATAATAGGTGATGTATTAAATACTCCATCAAATTTGTCCAAATCTGTTACTTGGTATGAATAAATTGTAGTTGCTATTGCATTTTTAAGTGCATCTGATGAAAGAACTGTTTTATTTTTGTTGTATTTAACTTCAACACTTAAGCGAAGAAAAATATAATCTGGATCAATTATATCACTTTTTACAGACAACACTGATTTTGGTAAGATTAATTCATTAATAATTCTTTGTTTTTCTGAATCAGAGATATAATAACCTGTTTTTGGTTTTATTGATACTAATACTTTACCATACACTTTTGGTATTTCATCTTCGCCGCCCCAAACAGCAATTGATGATGCTTGTGGATATTCTTTGCTTAATACAGCTTTATAATCATTTGATGTTATAAGTCTATTTTGTGCAGCAAAAGATAAAGGTGCATTATTCTTAATTGATTGAATTGTTTCTCTGCTATCGCCACCAGAAGCAACATTTACAGTAGTTACTGTATAATTTGTATAAGCTCCTATAGGCATGGCACCTGTAAATACATTAGCACCATTAGGATTAGATCCATTTGTTATAATATACGATACTGTTACAATTGAGCCGTCAGGAATGCTTTTTCCAACATTATCACCACCAAAATATATTTGAAAATATCCGCCAATTCCTTCTTGGATATAATAAACAGGAGAAGTGGTACTTAATTCTGTTGCATCAGTAACTAAAGTATATGTTTCTGCTGCTGTATTTGATGAAACATCGGTAACAACTACTTGTAGAGAAGTTGTATCTATATTATTGTCAGGTATTGTAAATACTTGTTTTGGATTAGATGAATTGTTTTGAACAAAAGTTGATGATGTGAAATTACCTTCATATAGATCAACATTTTCAAAAACAAAACTTGTATTGGATTTACTGATATTTAATGTATCACGAACAACAAAGTTATATGATTTACCATCAATTAAATTAGATAAGAATGTGGTACCTCTAGGTAATGTAAGAATATCAGGTGTTGTCGTACCAGAATCTACGGTAATATTTACTGTAGCTACTGCTGAAGTCATTGATTTTGGAATATAACCTAAATTTTTAGCACTTGAAACTACAGAATCTCTAGTGATAGCTGTGTCTAGAAAAGATTCATTAGCGACCATATTCAGATAGTAAGCTTGATAGTGGGTATTATATGCCAGAATATCAAGTAAGTAACTTAGGCCTGCGCCATCAAAATTATAATCTGTAAATTCAGATTGGCTTTGTAGAAAAGCTTTTAGATTTGTTTTGATTGTATCAAAATCAAGTTCTGTTATTCTTAATCTTTGCGTCATTATCGCAATCTTTCTAATTGAAATGTGATAGTTACTGGATCAGTCAAATTTACAAGCTGAAAAGTTAATTTTACTTGATAACCGTTTTCATCATAATTAGGAATAGTTGTAATATCAAGAACAGATGCTCTTGGTTCAAAGTTTTCAATAGTATTTGTTATTTCTCTTTGAATCATACTTGCTGTAATCATATCAATAGGTTCAAAAAGAAGTTTTCTTACATCTGAACCTATTTCTGGCTGAAATGGTTTTTCATAATGATTAGTCAAAACAAGATTCTTGACAGCATTAATAACTGCCAAGGCACCAGTATTTTTGTTAATATCTTTCTTGACTGGATGAACAATAAAGTTCAGGTCCAAATCTTTATAATCTCTAACTTGATCTAATTGAACTGTAATCATCGTTTATTTATGTGTTTGCTGTAGGATCTGTTACACCAGAAGGTAATGAAATACCTGCTGATTTGAAAGATCCAATAGCATCGGTTAATGTATTTGCTGTAGGTAATGACTTAGAATTAATGTTTGATATCGTATCATTTATGGATCCCACAACACTATCTTTTATTGATTTTAATTGTGATATTGGATTCAAACTGTTCAATTTACTCAATGCATCTTGTATTACTGTTAAACCTTGTGCTTGAAGTTGTGTCAATTGTGCTAATTGTGCTATTGAAGTAAAGTAAGGTTTAATATATGGTCCGATAAAAGTTGATATGAAATTCTTGATCCAAGTTATAACTTGTCCTATATTTGATGGACCTTGCAATAAAGAAAGAAAAGGTGCTAATTCTGCTATCTTTGCTGTAATAGCACTTTGCATGGTTCCTATCTGATCAGTATATTCTTTTATTGCATTCTTCAATTCATTTAGATTCTCTGAATCATTTAAATTCAGATTTGATGCTTGTTTGATTCTATCTAATAAAGCAGTTATATTGCCTGTAGGTAATAAGTTTGTTCCAGTAGGTATTGAAAGCTGTGGCAATGAACTGCGTAAGCTTTCAATAGAAGAATT